TTGCCGTCGCTGATGCCGCTTTGCAGCATTTCCACGCCCACGCGCAGACCTTTGGTTGTGCCGCGGATGTCATGCGCGTTATTGTCCGCGCCGGATGTCGGCACGCCCAGCTTTTCGATCTCCAGCCGCAGGGCCTTGCAGGCCGGGTCAATGTAGACGCTGCTTTCGCGCATACCGTACTTGTTGCGCATGTACGGCAGGAAATCGCCCACGATGTGCCGCGCCTGGTCGCTCATCGCCATCTGCGCGCCGTTATAGTACCAGTTGCCCACGCGATAAAGCCGGTAGTCGGTGGGCCGCTGAAACGGCCCCACGGCGTTATGTGCCACGATGTAAAAGCCAATGGACGTGGCGTCCGTGGTGCCGCCGTCACCGGCCACGAAAGCCTCCACGGCTGTCATGTTGTCCGGGGCTTTGTTCAGGATGTGCCGCGAAGGGTCGAACATCCAGTAAATGACGCCCTCCGGGATGACACGTTCGCCCAGCCAGTCCCGCTTATATAAAAACGGCGACTTGCGGCAGGCGGCCTCGATCTCACCCAGGCGCTCCGGCGTCAGGACGGGGTTGTCGGCGCACGTCCAGTGCAGAAAGCGGCAATCCTGCACGTTCAGCACGTTTTTAATGCACGGGTCAGCAGGGGAGGGCGGGTTCAGATCGGCGATGTGCCAGCGGTCTTTGGCCGCGTAGGTTCGCCGCAGGCACTCCTGAATCATGTCCTCATGCAGCAGGTTGATCTCGCAGAAGTACGCGCTGCCCAGACTCATGCCTGTAATGGCCTTGTGACTGTCCGCTTTGCCGCCGCCCTTCCAATAGACCTTCTTCTCGCCGTCCGGCAGGGTCACTGCCAGATGCGCGCCGCTGTCATCATGGGACACGCGGGAAAAGCCCCGGAAGATGTGCAGCAGGCCGAAGCCGTCCCCGTCCATGACAAGCCTGTACGCCTGTTCCGCGCTGTAGGCCGTCACCAGATGGTTGATGTCCCGGCTGTGAATCAGATGCCGCGCAAAGCGCATCGTGCCCGCCGTGGTCTTCCCGCTTCTCGGTGTTCCCTCGTTCCAGTCCAGCGTGTGGTCGAAGGGCGCCAGGATGAGCGCGCGCTGTTTTTCGCTCCACTCAATCACAGGCCTGCCCTCCGTTCCATGTCGTACAGGGATTGCAATAACTCATTGTTTCCCGTGCCGGTCGCCATGTCCGCGGTCAGGTCTTTATAGGCCGCTGTCAGGTCGCGCAGGCGAAAAGTGACGGTGTTCTTGCCCTCCTGCGTCCTGATCTCGGTAGCGTCAAACGGGTATTTCTGCTCGATGCGCTGCAAACGCAATAAAAGCCGCTTCTTCATGTCAGCGGCTATGACGGCATTGTCTGCGGCGGCCTCTGCTGTCTTTTGCTGTGCCTGTGCTGTGCTTCTGCTCTCGGCCTTTTCTCTGAGCTTGTGCCAGCCCTCGGCGTTGGCTTTCTTCATCAGCGTTGTATCAGATACGCCGTATTTCTTCGCCAGTTTCCTTTGGCTGATGCCGCCGCCGATGTACTCAGCGCGGATCGCGTTCCAGTCTATCCGCTTGCTTTCGGTTTCAATGGGTATCACCCCCGTGCGGCCTTTGCAGCCTGCTGGTATTTGTCATAGATTAAAAGCTCCTTTTGCATCCGGTGGATGTGTTTCAGCAAATCCCGCCGATGAAGCGGGCCTGCGGTTTTGAGTTGTTCCTTTGCGGCACGTATTGCGGCCTTGTGCTGGTCTCTCATGGTTTCAGCCATTGGTTATATACCTCCGCTGATACCTGGGCCATCATAACAGGTGGAACGCTCATGCCAGTTATAAAGTTTGCATCTTGATTGCCAAAATCATAGTCCTGCGGGAACGTCTGTATATTTCTCTTATCCCCGGCAGATTGCCGCATACCATCATAACCGCGATATGATTCCGAACCGCTCACGTTGGTATGTGCAACGCAATCATCCCAATCTATCTTTTGTAGGAATCCGCTGCATTTTCTTCTTGCTCTCATGCTTATATCAGCAAGGTCTTTATCTTTTGGTGTCCTATTCGCAAGTAATTCCCCTGCGACACTTTTCGGATCAACAAATATTCCTTTTTCCGTTCGCACTTCCCCGAACACAATCGGCTTTTCGTCAAACTGCAATTTTATTTTCGGGAAGCCCTGGTCCTTACGCTGGGCAATGAAGAAGCACCGTTCACGCTTTTGCGGTACACCCATGAATGCGGCATTCAGCAGGAAAAGCTGTGTCTTATATCCGGCCGCGTCAAACGCCTTGAAAATCTCGTTCACATAGCCCTTTGCATTGCCTTTCAGCAGGCCAGAAACGTTTTCCGCAATCACAACACGCGGTTTCAGCTTTTCCGCAATCTGAATGAAATAGAAAAACAAATCATCCAGTTTTTGTTTGGCCTGTCCTTCACGGAACACTTTTTCTTTGTTCCAGCCCTTTTCCCGTTCCCCGGCTGTGCTGAACACAGAACAGGGCGGCGAACCGTCCAGAATATCCAGATGGAAAAGTTCTTCCGGCAGGTCCGCGTCTGGTATTTTCAGAAAGTCCCGCACATCCATCAAGTACGGGTATTTCGGGTGATTGTTTTTGCGGTATACTTCCATCACTCGAGGGTCTATTTCCACGTTCCCGATTACATCATATCCCGCGAGTTTATAGCCCATAGATGACCCGCCGCCGCAGGAGAAACAGGAAAACACAGTCAAGCCGTTTTTCCGCACTTTTGCAAGGTCAGACAGATACCACTTCCACGGGAAACGATGTTCAGCGGTTGAATTTGAACCCGCAGCGCGGGCACTCACATTCAAATTTGTCATCGCTGAAATCCTCCTCCCCGTATTCTTTGGAAGTGTTGTCAATTGTGGTAACAGCCCCCCCGTCCAGCGCATCAAAATCAAACTTTAGCCCGCTCAGGTCAATGCCCTCAATCTCCAGCCTTGCGATTTCTTCTTCCAGCTTGCCGAAGTCCCACCCGGAAAGCTCTGCCGTCCTATTGTGCCTGATGGCATAATCCCGGCGCTGTGTGTCCGTCATGTGGTCAAGCCGGATGCAGGGCACCTTTTCCAGCCCCATCTCCAGCGCGGCAATCTGCCGCCCGTGGCCCTCCACAATCAGGTTTTCCTCGCCCCAGATGCCGATGGGATCGTTAAAGCCGTCGGCCTCGATGCTGGCCTTGATCTGGTCGACATCGTCCGGCGCGTGCTTGCGCGTGTTGCCCTCATAGGGCTTCAGATCGTGCGGCGATAGGTAAACAATCTCCAATTGTGCCATAACAGACCCCTCCTGTCCGTTAGTCTCCGCGCCCCCTCCTGCGCAGAGGGAAGCCCACCGCCGGGACACAGCGGCACGTCACACAAGTGTGCAAAAAAAGGCGGGGTTCATTCCGCCTTTCTGCACGATATCATTATAGCATGTGTCATACTGCATTTTACTGCGTTCTTTGCGGGTGTTCCGCCAGCCATGCGCGCACATGGCGCAGGCCGCGCCCATGCAGGACAAAGGTCTGTCTGTCCTCATAGTGCACGGCCTGCACAATCGCCCGCCATTCCAGCCCCTGCACATAGCGCATGGTCAGCACGGTTTTCTGGGCCTCGCTCGGCACACTCTCAATGGCCGCCAGGATGTCCGCCAGCCGTGCGGCAATCTGTTGCTGCACCTGGGCAATGGCCTGTTCCTCGGTAATGGCCTTGACCACGTTCTCAGCCATGGGGTCGGACACCGCGCCGCCGCCCTGCACGGGGCTGTCCTTGAGCTTGACCGTGATGTCCGTAGCCCTCTCCCGCGCGTCCTCCACGGCGGCTTGCAGGCTGTCCCGGCGCCGGATCAACATGCGATACTGCTGCAAAAAGACCTTGGCCGGGTCTGGTGTCCGCCGTGTCTGTGCGTTCATACGCTTTCACTCCTATTCCGACAGGCTGTACCGTGCATAGCGCACCCTGTGCCCGTAGCGGTTCACGCTGCTGTCCATGGTGCTGTTGATCTGGTGCCCGCACCGCTTCAGGTCGTAGATGCGCGCGCCAAGGCGCATACATCCAAACTCGCGCAGCGCGTCCAGGGGCGTGATGCTGCCGAAGTCCCGCATATAGCGCAGGATCATTTCCCGCTGTGGCGTTTGCTTACTCATCGCGCTTGTTCTCCCGCAGTGCAATCCAATCGCACAGGTTTTTCAGCGTCAGCACCGCCCAATACAGGGCAACGGCAAGCCACATATCTTCGCCGTAAGCCTTGCCGACAAAAACCCACAGGGCGATCCCCATGAGCGCGAGGACAAGCAGATTTGATGCCTTGCGATATACGTTCATGCCTTCTTGCCTCCGATTCTGTTCATCACATCTTCCAGCGTTCGCAGATATCCTTCATAGAGTTTTTCTGCCTCGCTGCCTTTTGCTGCGTTGCAGTAACATCCCCAGAAATAGGCCTTGATCTCCGCCAGGGTTTGCCGGATTTCATCAGGTGTCATGGCTGTGCCTCCTGTGCCCGTCTTTTGACCATGATTTCCATGCCATTCTCGGCGTCGTTGTAGTAGTGCACAAACAGCGCTTCCAGCAGGATGACCGCCGTTTCGATGCTCATATTCTCTGCGGCAATATCGCCGTCAATGTACAGATCGTATTTCTGCTCACTCATCCTTCTTCACCTCGCATTTCGGCATGGGCGCGTCAGATACGCGCAACGGCTTGTCAAAATTCACAGTGCATCCGCCCTCCGGGTGGTCGTGCCATGCGATGGCATAGCGGATCGCCTGGTAAGCGTTCCACGCTGTATCGGCTGTGCGGTCGTGGCCCACGCCGTAGGATTGTCCTGGCGGCAACTCCGGGAAGGTCGCAGTCTTCGCCTCCGCAAGGTGTCTCTGACAATCGTTCCGGCGATCAATGAACGTACTGTCCCGCATCGTCATCTCCCAAGATATCTCGTCCCATTGCCCAAACAAGATACGGGCGTACAATTCACAGGCGCGCTTGACAACGTTGGCCGTCTCTGCGTCCATGGTCAGGGTGTAGGTTGCGGACATTGCGGTTCCTCCTTTGGCGGTTCGGGCCATAGCGGATTGATAACGGTTCTGAAATCATTCGGCTTTCCAAATATCAACCATGCGCCGATTAAACAAATCCACCATCCAAGTTTTGTCCTTGTGCCTATCTTAACATCCTTCTGTGGAGATTTCGTAATGGTGCAATTCCCATCGTTGAAATATAGAGCCAACCTTATGCAGTTCAATTTTCTATCAGGGTTTGGCATCATTCGCGTTTGCCCTCCTCCGGCGGTTCTGGAAGCGGCATCCAATAAAGCACCGTCCAAATCCCATCAAGCGCCCAGCGCGGCCTATCAGCTTCAAATGCGAGATAGTTCATGATTGCCGTTTTCTTTCGGCCTCTTGGACTTACGCCATATACAAGCACATCGCCTTCGTCTTCCGGCAGTCTGTCCTTGACGCTGATCCAGCCGCCAACGGTCGGAGTTCCCTCCACGGTTGCCATCGCAATTTCCAATCCTTCGCACAAGGACTCCCTATAATCCTGCACCGCAAGCGTTTCATTCCCTGTTGGGCAATTTGCGAGGTAATTATCATTAAGGGATAACATCAGTTTGTCCGCATCAATCAACCGCATCCCACTTCACCGCCTTCCCGCAATTCGGGCAGTATTTTGTCTGCCATCTATCATTCTTCATGATTTCATGCCCGCAAGCCCCGCAAAAATATTGCCACGTAATTGTGCCATCGAAGCCAGTGCAGACATCGACACAATCAGGTGTGCCCGGCTCCTGCTCTTTCAGCAATTCCAGTGCGTCATATTGATGTTGTATGCACCGATCTACAACACCGCCTGTTTTGAGACGCAAATACGATATGGTTTCATTCAGCCCGTCTATAACCTTCTCCCGGTCAGCCATTCCTAATCTTCCCCTTTCCAACAGTTCAAAAAAATCGAATAGTTCGCATGTCCGCCTCGCAGGGCGGCCCCTTAATGCTATAAGTCGCGCGGTCAGATGGTCACGCTTTGCGGCGACTGCGTGTTGGCGCACACACGCGCCGAGCGTGACGGCCATATATGGGAGGTGTGTAAGAAACATATAAACCCAGATCTGTCAGCATCGCCGCGCTGGTGGTGTCAGTCATCCTCCCAATCGTGCGTCCTGGGGTTGCCGCAGGGCTTGACCTCCGGGCACCGTCCGCGCACACAGCCGGGGCCAGCGTCCGCGAACAGGGCGGGGCACTTGTCCTTACAGATGTCCAGCATCATGTCGGCCATGTGCCGGATCTCCCATTGCGCCCGGTTGCAGCACCGCAGGGCGAAGAAATGCCGCAGCTCCCGCGCGTTCATGGTCATCACCAGGCGCGTGCAGGT